GTCGCCCTCAGGTTAATAACGGAAACTAATAAACGGCAATTTAGGAATTGACCACCCTGTGTATCTGCCATACCAGGGTCTAACCTTCCTCAACGAAGATCAACTCCCTCTTCAACCAATAACACTCCAAATGGTAGAGCCCAACCATAGGATCTCTCGGTGTAAGTTGAAGATCGACATTTTCCCCACGACTTAACAATACATACCTGGTATAGTAATCACACCAACTAACTGGGAAATCTACCATGGTCGTTACATTTAACGGACCAAGTTCATTCAACGAGTCTAGGTATTTTTCTAATGCCATCTGCTGTTCTATCGTGATACCGTACATCTCTTCTACTAATGCACGGGTTGAGTTGCCTATTGGGTGGTTTTTCTCCCAATCTCTAATCTCAACCGTTTTAATGTCATTACATGCTTGTAGCAATTGTTCTCGCTCATATTGACTCATCTTACGATCATTCATAATGAATCGTTTGACGTCAAAGGACCGGGTCATTCTCAAACCATACAAAGCAAGTTTTTGGATTATTGGACATCCAGGGTATTGGTGCAAGTTTGATAGCGATTTGCAACGTAACAATGCTAACAACTTATTTGATCTGCAACCAATATAGGCGCTACTAGCCCACCCAAATTTGACAAGGATTTTCCTAGGATCAGTTACTGTCTGCTTGTCATCAGGATGATATATTATTCCGCAGAAAGAAGCTCTCTCCTTCATACCATGCAATTCAATTTTTATCTTGAACCCTAGAGAGGCAAAATCGTCGGCGGTTGGAAACCGACCACTTGAGGTGACTGCAAGCCCATCATCTCCCTCAACGACCATCCTTAATTCTCCCATTCCTAGAAACTCGACTAGGAATGACATGACCATCAAATTAGCAAATCCATTGGATAAAGAAGTATTCATTTCACCACTCATACGTCTCGCTTCAACCAACACTGTAAAGAATTTGAACTTACATTCATTTTCTAACATAAGGGAGCGATATACTTGAGCAGAAAAAGAATTACCCAATCTTGAGCACATGTAGTCAAACATCTCTTGATCTAGAACAGCCATTAGTTCTGAACTAAATGACGATTCAAACGATGTATAATCTGTTGCACATGTAAATTTGCCTATTGAAGCAAGGAATTCTTCAATGTAATTCGGTCTGTCTGCGACAGGGATATGCTTAATGAATTCAGGTTGCTGATAAACTACATTCTCAATAGCAGAACATAGTGGCCCGAATAAACATTTGAATGCATCCACTCGAGAAAAGATCCCTCTACCGTGTTTGTATTCACCATACGTTTCATCCTTCATAAACGCTTTGACTTTCCGCATGTCCGAAGTCAATTTTCCCTGAACCATGTTATCATAAACTTTCTTCAGTTCAGCTTTCCTACTCTCAGGATAAGGTTTATCACGAATCCAAGATTCAAATGACAAGTCAATATCTGGACTGAGAGGAACCAGCCTTCTTCTACACCACCTCCTAACATACAATCTAAGTTCCCTCAGCATCTGGTTCTTCGGGACAGGTAATTTAGCAGCGATTCTTTTAACGACGCCATCTAACATGGTTTTTGGACATCGTATGTCTGGGTGAGGTTGGGCAGCTCCAAGTACTATAGGCCCAAGTGATATCATCATAGGTGAGCGATTACGCAAGACTGCATCTTCGTAACCTCGATGGAATCGTACAGAAATTTCCGCAGGCTGCGACAACAATGGAGTATTGTCATCGGTAGACCGGTATCCGTACGCATGCCACCTCAAATTCACTTGGGGCGTGGAAAATTTAGACTGGAGAGCCTAAAACGCTCTGCTGCAGTCACAAATTCAGCCAATGTCGATGTGTGTTGCCTGATATATTTTTCGCCTAATGAAAGGTAAATACTATCATTCACGCTATGGAGATTTCGCAATGTCTGATTGATCCTGACCACTGTATCTGCATGTGATGCATTCAATGCGAAAGTTGGCTGTGCCAAACACTGGGCCAACAACTCTAGGGAAACATAGAGTTCCAACGTGTGCAATCCGTCAAAATACAACACCTTCGCGAGTCCAGGGTTGTTGTGTTTTACGTCGCTGAGAGATAATGAATCTGCACGTAGATCATTGCTTTCCGACTTCATCAATTTAATGATCGTCATCCTGGCATAACCTAAGCTGTAAAACAAAGAATAATACAGCAGACCTACAGACAAAACCAGATCAATTAAGACCAGAATCGCCTTCAATCGGACTCTCTCCTCAGTCCTGTCGGTGCATATGTTGTTAACAACAAATGAGTCCTCGACTTCATTATTGTGATTGAAAACAACATCTTCGTAACAAACATCTTTGATCTCAGTGTCCACACATTGAATGGAATAGTATGTGCTAGCTGAGAAGATCAAGATCAAAAATATAGTTACGGCATATCGATACCATGACCTACCATTGGCTATAGTCCAAGATTTGCCAACATAACGCGAAAAGTCATGAGGTGAGGGGGCCAACCTTTTCTGAAGTGCTTCTTTATCTTTCGTCAAAACATCGATTTTCTTTTGTAAGATCTGGGCATTTGCTTCAGAAGTTGCTAGATCACGTCTAGCCTCTTTTGCATTATCCTTCAATGCATTAAGCTGTGCAGTGTTATCAATGAGCTGATCAGTTAAGATCTTCTGGGCATTCTTTCCATCATTTTTCTGCTTCCATTGTTTCGCTGCATTCCCGGGACCATCGCCCTTGGAATTTGC